TCCATATCTTTTTTTACTACTGGAGGTTTATTTACCTTTAATTTAGCTAAAAGAGAAGTTGCCATATCTTATATAATACAACTTTTTAAAAAAAGTAAAAAAAAAGTATTATATACATAATTTAATGATAGTACTTGGTAATTTTACACTACATTTTAATTAAATATTATCCACACTATCAATCTTTTTAATAGATATTTCACTTGCTATTTGTTCTGCCTTTTTCTTTATTTTATGCATTCCTGTTCCTAATAATACAAAAACATATGACTGTTCGATTAGCTTTTCTTGTATTTTCTGAAAAGATCCATAGGTTTCAAATGATATAACATCAGTTAGGTTCATTTTATGAATTGGTCTTCCAACACACAATACAACATGAACTTCATAACCATCGTCAATTGTATGACTAACTTCTAAATAATCAGGTGTTGTTTTAAACTCTTTTTGGATCTTCACTTGTAAAATATTTTTAAAATTATCATCTGTATTAATAATTTTATTCCAATCAACGTGGGATTCAAATACACTTTCCACGAAAATTTGACACATCTGAAATCCAGGACCAGTAACAAACACGTCCTTGAACCACCCGTGCTCATCATTCACTGAGATTTTATTAAAATCTAAGAATAAAGCACCAATAAATGCTTCAAATAAGCAACCTAATTTTTTTAAGTTCGTCCTTATTTTCTTCTCTTCTGCATATTTAGAAATAATCAACCATTTATTAATACTCATTTCATATGCCAACTTTCCAATATGCTCATTTTTTACAAGTGCGATTTTCTTTTCAGTCATGAAACCTTCATTTGCCTTAGGAAACCGTCTATATAAATAATATTTAGTAATAAGTTCTAAAACTCCATCACCAATAAACTCTAAACGCTCATTTGACTTTGTTTTTAAGCGCATACAATTAGGAGGACAATCCATAATTGTAATATTATTATCTTGATTTTCATGTTGAGGACGTTTAGTATACGAACTATGAATAAAAGCACGTTTGTATAATTCCAAATTATAAATTGATGCGTTTACGCCATAGCGTTTAAGAATAGATTGAACATCGTTCAATGTAATCTCATTATTTTCAGGATTAAATGGATTGAAAATTAAACTATCACCACATTTAGTAACATCACCATCTTGTAAAATGGATTTCAAATCATCAGATTTAATACTATTATTTTCCATTGTGGTAGTTATAACCTTTGTTGTATTGTTCATATAATATTTAGAACATATCAATTTTATTTTAATATGTTTTAATTAAGTAATTTATTAACTATCATTAAAAATAAAATATATAGTGTAATATTATATAATAATGGGAACTCAACATGGTCGCGCTAAACGTATATCTTCTTTATCTAACCGTCCTGCCTACTGGGGATGTCCCGGTCTCCCTCCCACCGTCGGTGTTAACGCCTCGGTCGGTAGTGTGTACCGTAACAAGTTAGGATGCGCGTGCGCTTGTACTGTTAAACCTGCCTCTTTTGCGTATGGTTGCAGTGTTGGTTGCCGTAATCGTCCTGGCGTGTTTCGTTGGTAATTATTTCTTTATAATTTAAGGTCCTTGTAATAATGTCAGCCTTTAAAGAATTATAATATAATTTAAAAATAAAACTTTAATAAGCAATAATAGTATTTTAATGCTTATTAAATTAGATTATAGAGAGAATAAATTAATTCAATTATGTAATGCTTATATTGAAGATAGTCAAGATATTAAGGTGGTTAGTGAAAATTTACCATTAGGCGATGCTATTATATGCGATAACGAGGGGAATGAAAAAATTATCATTGAGAGAAAAAGTTTGAATGATTTAGCATCAAGTATTCGCGACGGACGTTATAAAGAACAAAGTTACCGTTTAAATCAATGCGATATACACAACCATCATATTTACTATTTGGTGGAAGGTGATTTTAGATATTATCGTCCGTTTAAAGGAATGCCTGATAAGAAAACATTATTATCAGCAATGGTTAGTATTAGTTATTTTAAGGGATTCTCTCTTTATCGCACAACTAGTTTAGAAGAAACAGCCGAATGGATTGTTCAGTTCGCAAGTAAGTTAATTAAAGAAGGACCAATGGCAATATCCTACTATAATGGTGGCGCCGAGCTGATTGAGTCAACAACAAATTATTCACAAGTGGTGGGAAAGAGAATTAAGAGAGATAATATTACAACCGAAAATATAGGCGAAATAATGTTATCGCAAATACCCAGTGTAAGCAATGTTTCTGCAAAATCAATTATGGAACACTTTAAAACATTTTCAAATTTAGTAAAGTCACTTGAAAAAGAGTCGTATTGTTTAAATGATGTAAAAATGATTAATAAAAATGGAAAAACTACACATTTAACGAAACCATGTATCAATAATATTTATAACTTTTTAGTGAAACCTTCAATTATTAACATAGAAACAGCATAATCAAATTTAGGGTTATAAAGAATATAAATCAAGAATAATTCAACATTAATTGAATACAAATTTTATTATAATTTATATATAATGAAAGGTAAACGTAGTAAATTAAATTGTAAATTATTTCCTAAAATTTATAAACAAATCGGCATCGTTGCTCTAATTGCCTTTGCTGTTTATATTGTTATAAAAACAGTTCAAACACAACAACAAAAAAAATTTGAAGGATTTAAAGAAGGAAGACGAAATATTAAGAGAAGAGACAGTTCAACTACTCAAGAAAATGATAATACAACTATAGAAAAAACAGCCAAAAAAGAGGAGGAAGAAAAAAAAGGCAGTAAACTTCAAAAAAGTACAACTACGACCGATGAATCTAATGATACCCAAGGCGACGAGACCTCAAAAAAAAGTGATTCTACTGGTGGAAATACATTTATTATTAACGCTTCCTAATATTCAATATAATTCATTATATATAGTAAAATATAGTAAAAACTATAATATATATAATGAACTCTGATGATATATATAAATTTATTGGTTATGCTGTAGCAATTATTTTTGGATTTTATATTGTATCAAAATCACTAAATTTTCAAATTAAAGCAATTGAACATTTTACATGTAAAACATATGATGATGATGATGATGATGATTTAACAAATGACGAAAGACGAGAAAGAGATAAAGAAAAAACAGAGGCAGAAAGGGAAAGAAAACGAAATGAAAATGAAATTGCGGAGACTGTATATAAAACAATTATTAGAAAAATAAATATAAAAAATAATAAACTATTAAATAGAGAATTTTCCCCAATTGGTCAAAATGTTGGTTTAATTGAAGAATACAATAAGTTAATTGATATTTATATACAAAGAGAGAAAATCAACATTTGCAATATTATTTATAATAAAGGTATCAATATTTCATTTTCTAATATTATAAATGATTTAAAAATTAAATGTGAAAAAATAAAAAGTTTAAGTAAAAGTATAAATTATATAGCAGCAGTCACTAGTGGTAATGATTTAGTGGAAGAAATAGAATATGATACTGATGAAGAACCTGAAGAAGAAACAGAAGATAAAGAATCTGCTCAAGATAGAACAGAAAGAAAAGAGGCGGAGGAAAAACTAAAAGATGAATTAATTGAAACTAATGATTCTGAGTTAAAATATAATAGTCAAGATATTGAATGTATTCAAAAAACTCAACCAGAATTACAAACTAAGTATACTGAATTATTAACCTCATTTATAAATGAAGAAAAAATTTACATTGTAGATTTATTATTAAGTATTGGCGAAGATTTAACTACATATGATAGTAATATAAAACAAATAGAAAATCATAATATAAATATTAGTGTTTTACAACAAACCGAAAGTATATTAATGGAAGTATTTAGTGGTGGTGTTAGTGGTGGTAGTAGTATAAAAGGAAAAGGAAAAAGAAAACGGAAGTCTAAGGGAAAAAAGGGGTTTTTTTAAAAAGAAATAATAAAATACAAGTATAACTATTTTATTATTTATGAATGTAATATTGTTTATATAAGATATTGTTTATATAAGATATTGTTTATATCATACTTATATTCTTTTTCTAACTTCTCTATCCTTATATTCCCCAACATCAACTAAACAACGTGTAAAATCAGCTCCGCCCCAAGTATGATCCATTGGATTAGGACTTAATTTAGAATGCACATCGCTGTGATATATCCGGTCAATTGGCGTTTCAACCCCAATATATTGATTTTGTTGGTCAAATCCAGGGAAAGAATTTTTATTAAAATGATTGGTTTCATGGCCAGCATCAAGTAATTTACTTGTCATATCTTTATTTTTCGGAGGCATTATATTTAAATTCTTAAAATCAGGCAAGTGACTGAAATCAGGTTTTAAATTTTGCTGAGTTATGTACATATCAGGCAATCCACCTTGCTGGTTTTCCGGACTAGGTCGCGCTTTATAAACCGATTCGCCTTGTGCATTATACGCATGCTGTAAAAATAGAATAGGACACAACACTCCTTGACTGCGTTGCCATTCAGTAAATTCAGTATAATCTTCTAAATTATCAAAACGAATTGGATTTACACCGGGAACATTAGCGCGTTTAGAATTATATAAGAAGAACTCACTTCCCTTTTGAATTAAAATATCGGGACAATTCTCAGCAATTTTATATTCTTCACCGTCGTTACCATTTTGATCAGGTGTAAATGTTTCAATATCATTAGAACGATAAATGAAATAAAATCCTAGAAAAAATAATAGTAAAATAACAGTTGATTTATAATACATATATATATATATAAAACCATATATAATTTTATATATAATGAAAAATTAATGTAGGTTATTTTAATGTATACTATATTTTTAATCTCTAAATAATGTATAATGGTAAATAATAATAATAAGCTTGAAATTGCTTATGTGACAAGTAATGGCAAAGACGCGCAAGGTGAAACCATAAAAAATGACTATAAAAAGACAATAAAGGATGTAAAACAAATGTTTGATAATAAAAAACCAATGTTTATTGAATTTTATGGAGATTGGTGTGGACACTGTAAAAGTTTAGTGCCGATGTGGAAAAAGTTAACGGATATTCTTGTAAAAAATAATTCTAATGAAAATATAGCACTTGTTGCAATTGAATCAAAAGTACACAATGATGCTATTATTACTGAAATAAAAGAAAAAGCGAAATTTGGTATAGACGGATATCCTACCGTCGGTGCTATTGTATTTGAAAATGGCACCCCCAAATTTAAATCCTATAATGGAGATAGAACTGCTGGACCAATGTATAATTTTATTGAAAAAGAGATTCTTAAAAAACAATCAAGTGGAGGTAGTAATCGCACCACTCGCCATGACCGTGTTCATCATAAGAAAGGTAATAAGAAAAGCAATAAAAAATACATCAAGAAAAATAAAAAAACCAAAAAGCGAACCATTAGAAAACACCGAACAAAGACTTACCGCAAAAAAGTAAAGTAAGGTGCTATAATGATTTAATTTGATAATATCATTAATTTATAAAATTGAATTAAATTAAAAATAATAGAAAGATTGTATTATATACTATATAACACAATCAAATAAAAGGATGTATTCCTCGTTCCGCTTGTTAACGTTTGAGACAGTAGATGTGTTGTCTAGTTCATCATATGAAGATGAATCAAATGAAACTACATTTAGTATTAAAATGTTTGGCATAAACGAAAAAGGACAAACTGTTTGTATCTATGTTACCGATTATACACCATTCTTCTATGTAAAAGTCGGCGATCATTGGACAAACACAGAAAAAGTCCAATTTGTCTCGTATGTCTCTTCTTTACTTGGGGAACAATATGCTGATGCTATTCATTCTACAAAATTAATTAAACGTAAAAAACTCTATGGATTTGATTCCGGGAAACAATACAATTTCATTCATTTCAAATTTAAAAATGAAAGTGCGATGAAAAAAACCAAAGGATTATGGTATAACAAAGCAAACCCAAAAGGCGAATACCGGTTAGATCCCGAAGGATTAGTATTTGAAGGTGAATCAACCTTATTATATGAAGCACAAATTCCGCCTTTATTGCGACTATTTCACATTAAAAAAATTAGTCCATCCGGATGGATTGGATTACCTTGTAATAAACGCAAGAAAGTGTATATGAAAAAATCAACATGTGATTTTGAGTACACTATTAAATACACTGATATTATCCCTCTACCAAAAAAAGAAACAGTTGTTCCCTATAAAATTTGTAGTTTTGATATTGAAGCAAGCAGTAGTCACGGCGATTTTCCTCTTCCCAATAAAAATTATAAAAAGTTGGCGACAAATATCATTGATGTATGTAAATCAACAAATACCTATAATGAAGAATTTCTAAAGTTAATTGTTCTTACAGCGTTTGGATATGCTGCGACTACTACCACGACCACCACCACCACCACCAGCACCACCACCAGCACCACCACCAATGAAAAAGTAGAAGATGTTGATATTGTTTATCCTATTAAATCTATATCACGCGCCAATGTAGAAAAATATTTTGATATTTGGATTAAAGTTAAACCAGCAACTTATAAGGACAATCTAGATATGGATGTAATGGATAGTGGTCTGACTAATATTAAATATGATACTACAAAAGAAACGAATGGCGATGATGACGCCAATGACGGTGATGATACCAATGATGATAATTTGACATCTATGCCTGTTGTTGAAGAAGTCAAACAATATGGAAGTGGCGGTGATTGGCGTCTAGGCGAAAAATATAAACCAAAAGGATACAAGAAAAAAGGAACAATGATTGATCTGTTGCTAGATGAAGAGGCAACGCGCGATACAAAATTACTAGAATTAACGCGCACGTTAACTGATATTTTCCCTATATTGCAAGGTGATAATGTGACCTTTATTGGTTCTACTTTTGTAAACTATGGACAGGATAAACCATACTTGAACCATTGTATTGTAAAAGATACCTGTGCTCCTGTTAATAATGCAGTTATTGAAAGTTATAAGACCGAAAAGGAAGTATTACTGGCTTGGACTGAACTGATTCAACGTGAAAACCCTGATATTATTATTGGATACAATATATTTGGTTTTGATTACCAGTTTATGTATTTACGTGCAAAAGAATTAGGATGTGAGTATGAGTTTATGAAACTATCGCGTAACAAAAATGAAATTTGTTTAAAAAAGAATTGGCGCACCGGCAAAGAAGGACTTGAAGAAAACACCTTAGTTATTGCGAGTGGACAACACGATTTAAAATTCGCAAAAATGTCAGGTCGTTTACAAGTTGATTTATATAATTATTTTCGCCGTGATTTTCAGTTGACTCAATATAAATTAGATTATGTATCAGGTCATTTTATTGGCGATGGTGTTAGTAAAATAGAGCATTATGTAGAGGTAGATGATAACAATAATCAAAAAACGAATATACAAAAAACCAAAATATACAGTAAAAATTTAACTGGATTAGAAAATGGGAGTTTTATTAATTTTGAAGAAGAAGCACATTCAGTTGATTCTTATAAAGATGGTAAAAAATTTGAAGTGAGTGAAGTTGATTATAAACAAGGAACGTTTGTTATTCAAGGAAAGGAAGAACCCAATTTGGTAACTAAAACCGTTCGGTGGGGTATGGCAAAAGATGATGTTACGCCACAAGACATTTTCCGAATGACAAATGAAGGGCCAAATGAAAGAGCAGTGATTGCAAAATACTGTATTCAAGATTGTAATTTAGTCCACCATTTAATGCGTAAACTAGATGTTATTACGGGCTATATTGAAATGGCGTCATTATGTAGTGTTCCAATTGATTTCTTGGTAATGCGTGGTCAAAGTATTAAGTTGACCAGTTATATTTCTAAGAAATGCCGTGAAAAAGGAACGCTTATGCCCGATTGAGAAATCAATGGACGATGACGGGTATGAAGGAGCAACTGTTTTAGAACCGAAATCAAACTTATATCTAGATACACCGGTTGCTTGTGTTGACTATAGTTCGCTTTATCCGTCAAGTATGATTAGTGAAAATATTTCACATGATAGCAAAGTATGGACACATGAATTTGATTTAAATGATAAACTTCTTATTGAAACTGGTGAAAAGGATACAGTGTCCGGAAAATATATATATGATAATTTACCTGAATATGAGTATGTAGACATTACCTATAATACATACAAATGGCAACGAAAAAATGGAAACCCAAAAGCGGGAATGGAAAAAGTAAAAGTTGGATATAAAGTGTGCCGATACGCACAATATCCAATGAATAAAGAAACAGGCGAAACAACACATGCAATTATGCCCGCTATCTTAAAAGAATTATTAGCTGCTCGTAAAGCAACGCGCGAACGCATTAAGACCGAGACTGATGAATTTATGAAAAATATTTTAGATAAGCGACAATTGAGTATCAAAGTAACTGCTAATTCACTATATGGTCAAACTGGAGCAAAAACAAGTTCCTTTTATGAAAAAGATTGTGCAGCGTCTACAACGGCGATTGGTCGTAAATTGTTAACCTATGGAAAACGAGTTATTGAAGAAGCATACGCGAATGAGGTCGTTGATACTACTAATCACGGCAAAGTGCGTACTCGGGCGGAATATGTTTACGGTGATACGGACTCGGTATTCTTTCGTTTTAATCTAGAAGAGTTGGATGGAACGCCTATTATTGGTAAAAAAGCATTAGAAATTACAATTGAACTCGCAAAACAAGCAGGTGAATTGGCGTCAATGTTTTTAAAGAATCCACACGACTTAGAATATGAAAAAACATTCTTGCCTTTTTGTTTACTCTCAAAGAAGCGTTATGTTGGTATGCTTTATGAAAATGATCCCAATAAAGGAAAGCGTAAATCAATGGGTATTGTCTTAAAAAGGCGTGACAATGCGCCGATTGTAAAAGATGTTTATGGAGGTATTATTGACATTTTGATGAAAAGCCATAATATTGAAGATGCTGCAAACTTCTTGAAAGAATCATTACAGAATATGGTAGAAGAAAAATACGGGATGGATAAAATGGTGATTACAAAATCGTTACGTTCGGGGTATAAAAATCCTCAACAAATCGCGCACAAGGTATTGGCGGATAGAATTGGTCGTCGTGATCCAGGAAATAAACCAAGCGTGGGCGACCGAGTTCCGTTTGTCTATATTGAAAATTCTAATAAAAAAGCTCTTCAGGGCGAGCGCATTGAAACGCCTTCTTATATTAAAGAAAATAACATCAAAATCAATTATTCATTCTATATTACAAATCAAATTATGAAACCCGTGCAACAAGTATTTGCATTGGTATTAGAACAAATGAAAGATTTCAGGAGTAAGAAAGGGCATACATTACGTTCTTGGAAATCAGCATTAGAAAAGTTGCACAAGGAATACCCTGATCCCGAAAAATATAAAGATAAAGAAACGTCATTGCGGAATAAAGAAGTGAAAGCGTTATTATTTGACCCTTATTTAAGGCACACAAATAATATTAAAAATGGAGATACTGCAATAAATACATTCTTTAAAGCGAAAGCGTAAAGCATAAAGCGTAAAGCATAAAGCATAAAGCATAAAGCATATTTTTAAGTATACATATAATACATTTTACAAATAATAATCGGTTAAATTCATCCTTCTTTCTTTATAAAAATCAATGTTTCTTTGTGGTTGTATACCAATTTTTCTTACTTCTGGAATAAATAGTTGTTTATGATATGTGTAAAATGTAAATTCTTCATGAAATCTAATATAGTTAAGGTACAGGTCCCAACTCATATTTAAATCTAGTAGTTTTTTAATACCTTCATTTAATATATATTTTGCCATTTCTCTGCTTACAATAATTGCATAACCGCCATATATAAGACAATTACATGATTTTACATTATTAAATATTTCAGTGGAATTTTCATTATGTAACGATTTATTCGCAAAATGATATCCTAAGTATATTAAATCTTTACCTCTTGATAAATTATCGCACATAATTAAGTGATCCTTAAAATTTTTCATTGAATATATATCATCTTCAACTATTAAACAGTGTGTATCATTTGTGTTGTATACAAATTCATTTAATACTTTAAAAACCGAAGATATGAGTCCAATTACTTCTTTTCTACAATGTTCTTTACTGTCAATATACATAATCTGTCTACAATGTTCATGTATATGATAATCAGCGTGTTTCTTATTTTTTAAATTAATTATATATTCATCATATAAACTGTTTACGGTTTCATTATTTTCTGGTGTATCCGCAATTATAAATTCATAGTTATTATGTTCAATATAATTCATTTGTTTTATCATGTTACACTTGAACATAACCTTTTCAGGAATATTTATGATATATGTTTTTGGTAAAATGTATTTACATTTACTTAATGTTTTGATATGTTCATTAACCACTGCTCTTAATTTTGTGTCTTTGTTATTAAACCAAGAATTTTCATAGATTACCGAATTATCTTTATTATAAACATACGTATGATTATTAAAAGATGTATATGAGCCATTACTAAATTCAATTGCACTATATATTTCAGCCAAATCAGTTGAAAATGACAACCATTCATTATTCATTTTAAATCTATCTTCAGGTATAGATTTAAATAAATACCCATAACCAGTTTTTAAATGATTCATTCTATAACCGTCAATATACCTTAAATTATTATTTTTAATATCATCATCACTATAAAGACAATATTCATTTTTATAGAACCTATTTTTTTCCTTTATTATAAAGTTTGTTGTAATTACTTTATAATTAGTTGTAGTATAATACTTATTCATATCATTTAATACATTTGTGTTTGATAACCAGTCATCTCCATCTAAAATACACACAATTTCTAAATCATTTACTTTTTGATATGCCATATACTTAGAATATGCTTGTTTCATATTTTTTTCATTTTTTATATATGTAAATTTGTGCTCAACTCTATATTTTTTTATTATATCAAAAAATAATTCTTCGGTTTTATCAGTTGAACAATCATTTATGTAAATAACTCGCCAATTGGTATAATTTAATTTTATTACACTTTCTAAATTAGCAACAATATTTTTTTCATTATTATAGGAAGAAATAACAAAACAAAAATTTTTATATTTATTATCATTTTTTGGTGGTGGTGGTGGTGGTGGTGGTGGTGGTGGTGGTGGTTGTAAATGAAATGGTTCGTTATATGATTTTTTAAATGAAAACATTTATTTTATTATGAACTAATTATAAATTAATTATTGTTAGTTTACGAATAAAACTTTAAATTTATAATAAGTATAAGATATAATAAGTATAAGATATAACAAGTATAAGATATAATAAGTATAAGATATAATAAGTATAAGATATAATAAGTATAAAGTAATTATATTAAACATAATTTGTTTAATATAATAAACACTCGTTATGTCTTTACAATCATCCACATCAACATCAGATTCAAAATCATCATTTAATAAATACGAAAATCGTGGTTTATCGGGACTAGCAAATCTAGGAAACAGTTGTTATTTAAATTCATGTATGCAGGTATTATCGCATACATATGAATTTAATGATTTTTTAAATAGCGGTGAATACAAAAAACGTCTTAAAAAGGTAGCCGATTCAATTATTTTATTGGAATGGGATAAATTGCGCGAATTAATATGGAGATCAAATTGTACAGTTGCGCCACACGGATTTGTAAAAAATATAAGAAAAATTGCACAAATTAAAAATCGTGACTTTTTTACAGGGTATGCCCAAAATGATGTCCAAGAATTTCTTTTATTTATGATTGATTCATTTCATAATGCTTTATCACGCGAAGTTGATATGGTCATTAATGGAAATTTACAAAATGATACAGATAAATTAGCGGTAACTTGTTATACAATGATGAAAAATATGTATAAAAAAGAATATTCTGAAATATTAAAAATATTTTATGGAATTCACGTCTCGGAAATTATTTCAAACACCACAAATGAAACATTAAGTGCTAGACCAGAACCATTCTCTGTATTAAGTTTATCTATACCCCAACCCACTACAACAAATAGCACAAATCATAATAAAATACCATCATTATATGATTGTTTTGACTTATATTGTGAATCAGAAATATTATCGCATGCGAATGGAAATGCTTGGTTTAATGATGAAACCAAACAAAAAGAAGATGTTCAACGTAAAATAAGTTTTTGGAGTTTACCTAATGTCTTGATTATTGATTTAAAGCGATGGAATACAATAAATTTAAACAAAAATCAAGGACGAATTGATATTCCTCTCCATAGCGCAGATTTTTCAAAGTATGTTAAGGGATACAATCCAACTTCATATGTTTATGATTTATACGCAGTATGTAATCACAGTGGAAATTCACACGGTGGACATTATACTACAAACATAAAAAATGCGAATAATAAATGGTACAACTTTAATGATACGGCTGTTATTGAAATTAAAGAAGAACAAATTATATCCACACAATCATATTGTCTTTTTTATCGTAAAAAGGTATAATGTAATCATTAAAAATATACACTAATCATTAAAAATATACACTAATCATTAAAAATATACACTAATCATTAAAAATATACACTAATCATTAAAAGTTGTTCTAAAAAAAAATAACATAATTAATATATACATATGGAACAAGAATTAATGTTTGATAGATTTGAAGATAAAATACAAAATAAATATATTGGTACAGAACCGATGTTATTAATTGGTGTTATTGCCTTAATTATTATTTATTATTATTTATTTTCGTCTTTAGGAAACAATGAAGACGGAAATGCGTCAATATTAAAAGTTACTTTTGAAACTTCCTTATGGGTTTTATTTATAGCAATGTTATTATTAAATGGTCTGACTTATATTTTTGGAATTGATATGATAGAAACGATTAAAAATTGGCTTGGATATTATCCAGAACCGGTGTATGAAGAGGACGGGTCAGAAGTTAAGATAATGTTAAAAGATCAAGTATTTCATTTACCTGAAAATAAATATACATATCAAGATGCAAAAGCTATATGCAAGGCACACGATGCCCGTCTGGCTACTTTTGATGAGATGAAAGAAGCGTATAATAAAGGGGCAGACTGGTGTACATATGGTTGGTCGGAAGATCAAATGGCTTTATTTCCAACTCAAAGAGAGAAATGGGATAGATTACAACGAATTAAAGGACATGAACAAGATTGCGGACGACCAGGACTTAATGGAGGATACATAAATGATGAAACAATGAAATATGGTATTAACTGTTATGGTTCAAAACCTCCTATCTCTCCTGAAGAAGCTGAATTAATGCGTCAAAAACCATTTTATAATAAAGGTATGAAAGAATTAAAATTTGATGAAAAGGTAAGCTTCTGGAAAAAAAAAATCAATGAGGTTGAAATGGCTCCTTTTAATCATGATAATTGGAGCATGATTTAAAAAATTACAACTACATAGCATTAACATTTTTAAATAAAACTAAATTTAAAAATGTTGAATAAAATAAAATATTATTCTATATAAATGAAACTCGTATTTCTAATAATAATAATAATAATAATAATTTGTTTATTATTTCAATCACCATATTCAACAAAACATACAAAAGATACAAATGATCATAGTGTTCCATGTAAAGATAATTTAACCGATAAAGAATATTTAGAACATATGATACCCCACCATGAAGTAGCAGTTTTTATGAGTGAGCAATTGCTTAATAAAACTCAAAATCCAATTATTTTGAATATTTTGCGAAATATAATAAGAATTCAAACATATGAAATTGCTATGATGAAAGATGCAATGACAAATAATGAATACACTATAACGGATGATATGAGTAATACAAATACTAAAATGAATAATAAATATTATATTACACAAGGTGATTTTGTAAAACCAAACACTCTTGAAATTTCCAATACATATTGTGACCCATCCTTTTTCAATATAACTCACGAATTACACGAAATGACTGATACCGCGTATATAAAACATATGATACCTCATCATCAAGTTGCCGTTGATATGAGTAAAAAAATACTAAAAAAATCAAAAAATGATTTTATTATTTATATGGCATATAGAATAATAAGAGCACAACAATTAGAAATAGTAGTATTAGAAAATTTATTACATTCTCCATATGTTTATAAGAGTTCTATTTTATAATTGATTGACAACTAACACTTCTTATTTCTTATTCTTATGTGTCTTATTTTTTCGCGATTTTCCCTTTTTTTCACTTTTTGATTGTTTTGTATTGCGTCGTGAAAGTTTTTTAGGTTTGGCTGTTTCTACTGCCAATTTAATTAATCTCTCATATAAATCATCGGGGACAACATCAGTATCATCCGCTTCATTTAATTCGGTTGCTCGGTTCATAAGTCCCATATGAATGTTATCATAATTATTGTTATTTTCATTATCATTATCATTTTCAATACTAAAATCATTGGTTTTTCTACATACTGTTTGGGTCATACACGATAAACCAACAGGTACTGCTAAATGTTCGTGAATATCATCATATGGTTCTCCATCTTCAATAAAATGAACATTATCAATTATATCTTTATTTTTACTATCTTTTTTACTTCTACTCTTTACTTTATTTTGACTTCCTTTACTTTTATTGCCTTTATTGCCTTTATTGCCTTTATTGCCCTTTCCACCACCACTCATAAACAATGGAGTATTATTTTTTAAAAGCATTGAATTAATTGGAATACCCAATGCGGTTGGTATTCCATTATTATCTTTAACAACAGTAAAATCCGAATAATCAAGCATCTAACTTATATATATATAATTGTGTGATTAATTGTTCGCATAACGCTTAATATCAGAAGAATACTTGACTTCGCGCGATTCTTTAATCACTTTCATTAATTGTTTTACCTGTCCCTCATTATTAATACTTTTCATTAAACATTCTTCTACATATTTCAGTGTTAATGGTGGGGTTTGTTTTGTAGTTGCAAAACGCAATTTACCATCAGAAATATTAATTGTAGCATTTTTTATTTCTTTTTCCTCTACATAATTCATTATAAAATCTTCTGTTGAATTTCTCTCATCTCTCAACTGTTTAACCTTTTCATTAATTATTTTAAGTTGGTTGTCTAAAGAAACCCATTTCTTGATATTTTCTTCAAAACTCATTTTTATAAATACTAGTATACATTAATTATAAAAATAGTTCTAAATTCTTATAATTATTATTTAAATAATTAATTGTTTAAGTAATTAATTACCTAAAACTTAATAATTAATATTTGCGGTTCTTGTGAGATTTACGCTTAAATCTTAAAGTACGCTTTAAGGATTTACCCATACGGCGAACACCACGTTTAGACGTTTTGCTGCCTTTAAAGTAGCGTTGCAAAGCTAAAAGACCAAAAGGAACCGATGCGGTCGCAATAACACCTTGTCCGCCTTTTTTGCAGCTACCCTTACGTCCACGCCGGCTACCCTTACGTCCACGTCGGCTACCCGTACGTCCACGTCGGCTACCTTTCTTGCCTTTTCCACCTCCATTTAATTTTCCCATTAAAGTTTTTAAAGTATCACCAGCATTCATCCCTTGAGCTTCATCAGAACCAGCTTGTCTTGTATTTTCGGCACCCATTATTATACAATAACGATAGAAAATAAATAAGTTTATATGAAAAAATAAAATTATTAAGGAAAAAGATAATTTATTGATTCTTTAAATACATTGTTTTATTACGCAATAATAGAACAAAAATACCTAAATGTAGTAAAAAACTTATAATAACAAACATCATACATAAATATAAATAAGGATTAATTTGAACTAATATTAAATCTATGATTGGTGTAACAAATGTTTTTACTTCAGTTTTTACATCGTCCCTCTTTAGCACTTCTATACATTCTTTAATTAATGTGTTTTTCATCATCTTTTATATCTTTACTTGTTATAGTCTGATAAAAATATTCAAGATATTTTACATATAGCGTAACATAACATTACATTTCATATTGCGTCTTAGAAATCTGATATTTTTCTAATTGTTTGTTAAAAGATATAAACTATGGATTCTGACACAATAATAGAAAATATAATATCATCTACAACAAACTTTGATTTTCATTCAATTAATTTAGCAGATCCAGTACCGGTACCCAATAATACTGGGTTCTATTTTACTAAATTAGGTTTAGGAAAAGAAAGTGAACCACTATATTTTCAATTACCTGAATGTAAAACAAAACAAGGTGTTGTTTCTATTAAAAATTCCAAGTATACAGACCTAATGTTTAACCGTTCAGAAAATAATGAATTAATGGATTGGGTAGAACAACTTGAATATAGATGTCAAGATATCATTAATGAAAAAAAGGAATTATGGTTTCAAACAGAAATAACACGCGACGATATTGAAACAATGATGTCACAAATGATAAGACTATATCAGTCAGGAAAGTATATGCTTATACGCGCTTTAATAGAAACGAACAAGTTAGATAAAAGTATCAATTGTATTGCATATGATGAAAATGAATTTGGATTTGATTTAGAAAAACTTCAATCAGAACAAAATATTATACCATTACTTCTGATTGAAGGTGTAAAATTTTCTTCTAGAAGTTTTGAAATATCAATTAAATTAATACAAGTTATGGTAATTGGTGAGATAAAACAAAAAACATCTTGCTTAATTAAACGAAATAAAATAAGCGAACCATTAAAAGAAAAAGAAGAATTAATTTTAAATTTAGGGCAAACGAATATTGAACAAACGAATATTGAACAAACGAATATTGAACAAACGAATATTGAACCTGAAATAGTTTTAGAAGAAGATGAAATAAATAATAACCAAAATATAGTTATTGAACCATCGCCAGAAAATAACCAGGCAAAAGATGATACTATTAGGCAAAACACAGATTCTGATTTTCTAGAAGAAGTAATATTAGAAGTTGATAGTTCAGTAGATGATGATAGTATAAATTTAAAAAACCCAAATGAAGTCTATTATGAAATTTATCAAAAGGCAAGAGAGAATGCCAAAGAATACCGAACAAAAGCGATGGAATCTTATTTAGAGGCAAAACGAATAAAAACAAAGTATATGTTATTTGATATTGATGAATCTGACGATTCTGATGATGATGAAAATAATAATTCTATTTAGGTAATTATTAAATATTAATGATCAATAATTAAACTTATTTTATTTAAAACTCATCATATTTGAATTATTTATTTAATATTAGGCATTCCATAAATATTAAATAAACAGTTATGGAAAAAATATTTTATCATTAATTTAATATAATGACGTTCCTGAAGAAATTACAGAAAAACTTTAAGTCGCACCATTTTATTGCTTTAGTTGGTATATTAGTTTTAGCTCTTGCCATTATGCAATACTCTAACCGAAAGACCAATTATGCTGATGGTTTCGGAAGTGGAAACTCTATTTCCACTAGCGGAACACAAGGGTCGGCCAGTGTTGCTGGTTCGGCTGCTCCCGCTGTTCCGGCGACCGAAAAGGTTGGACAAAACGAAATGTATTCCAATGTCCCCTCTGGTTCTACTACCAACACTCACGGTTTATCGCCGGTTGCTCGTGCTAATGCCAATTATGACCCCTCGGAATTGTTGCCCAAGGATGTCAACAGCCAATGGGCGCAACTGAACCCTGCCGGAAATGCCGATTTTAAGAATGTTAACCTCTTGAAAGCTGGTCATTTAATCGGCATTGATACTGTTGGTAGCTCTCTCCGTAATGCCAATCTGCAAGAACGATCTGAGCCCCCCAACCCCACGTCGTCTGTGAGCCCGTGGTTGAATACCACCATTGAGCCTGACCTTATGCGCCTGCCTTTAGAAATTGGTTCTCCCAGCGGCAGACAATAAATAATTATTTAGTAACCACATTAATAATTTTATAATCAACAGTTTAATTATAAAATTTTATACACACTAACAGAGTTGTGTATTATATATTACCAAAGTAACTTATCTGCTAACCATCCACGACTCCATTTAGTATGTCTGTCACGCTCATGTCGTTGTTTATATAAACGCCGCCGAGTTTTAGCATATTTCATACCACGTTTTTTAATATAGGTTGGAAAATCATTCATTCCATTTGCACCAACACTTGCAATCTTTTTATCCTTTTTATATATATCTATTTTTTTTGTCTTATTTGTAGACGGTTTTACCGTAACACCAATTTTTTTTGCTTGTTTATACGTGTAATTTGTGATATTATACATTCACTTATATTGTATTATGATATTATAATTTAATAATCTAATAGCATAATATCATAATATATACAGAATATTGATGATGTCAGTCTATATTTTTGGTTACCGTAAAAGGATTAAAACGTTCGTTAAATGTAGGTGGTAAAAAATATAGAGTATTTGGTATAAACGATGTTAAAACCGCGTCTTGTAATGAATAATAAATTATTAGACGATTTTGTTAAAAGGACTGTTATATGAGATGGTGTATAATATTTTCACAAATAATTACATAGTACATTATTAAATAACTAATTCATAATAATATTCTATAAATATATAGAGAACCTTATTATGAACATAAATTTATGTGGTTATGCTTTAATCATATTAATTTTATACATATGTTTAAAAATATACCAAGAATCAGATGTGTTTAATTTAAAGTGTATTATATCTGATGTAGATGGAAAAAAATATTGTGTAAGAGAGCGTAACAAATTAGAGTTGGCTGCAGATCGTTTAGCTACCATTAATATAAAAATGGAAAAATTAGTACAACATTGTTATAAAACATATCCTATGCGCGAAAATATAAAACGCTTGAAAGAAGGTTATAATCCTAAAAAAATAATGGAGACTTTACCTACAAGCGAATATACTGCATATAGTCAAAATAAAGGTGAGAAGCTTGCATTTTGTTTGAATAAAGAAAAAGACGGTAACCAATTAATAGACCCAAATACATTAATGTTTGTAGCCATACACGAATTATCACATATTGCAACAAAAAGTATTGGACATAAAGATGAATTTTGGAATAATTTTAAATTTTTGTTAGGAGAAGCGAAAACAATCGGTATATACGAACCAGAAGATTATAAAAAAAATCCGAAACGTTATTGTGGTTCAAATATAAATGATAATCCCTATTTTGATATGTAGATGTAAAAATAATACTTATAGTTCTTAACAATTATTAGTATTGCTTATTCTTTCATATACGATATAATTTACATCACATATATTGGCAACATCATATGTATCTTGGCGTTCAACTTCTTTCCATTCATCGGATACCAGCATTGGAAAAAAAGTATCACATTCAAACTGTTTATCAATATACGTTACATAACATTTATTGATTTTATTCGCTTCTAAAAATTGAGAATAAATTTGAGATCCACCAATAACCCAAATATCTTCATAATTGTTATTATCAATATTGTTAAAATAATCATCCAACTCTTGAACTGAATTAAATACCTTTGGAATATTACTTTTATTATGTACCACGCCATTCAATTCAAAATCAGTATTAAATTTTTCCTGTGTCATTGAATACGATAAAATAAAATTATCGCGACTAGTTAATCCACGTTGTTTACCATTAACTAATGGTAAACTTTTCCATGTATTATGTCCCATAATAACTGCATTATTCCCGTCGCCTTTTGTCATTTGTGAAAAATACTTCATATCTTCTTTAATAGACCACGGCAACTTTCCTTTATAACCGATTCCATTATTTTTACACATTGCAACAATTAAATTATAATGTACCATTTGTTCTTGTAATTATTATTATATACACTAGTTATGTTTATATATTTTTTTACAATTTAATATTGTTATTTTAATATTGTTATTTTAATATTGTTATTTTAATATTGTTATTTTAATATTGTTATTTTAATATTGTTATTTTAATATTGTTATTTTAATATTGTTATTTTA